GCCGTCGGCGCCGGCGCACGAGCACCGGCGCCGCGGCCGAGAATGGCGCGGAGCTTGTCGATGATCATCGTCTACGGCTCCAGGCCTTGCGGGATTCGGCGACGGACGAGGGCGAGGCAGACGGGGGCTGCCGCTTGGCGAACGGCCCCTCGTCGGCGATGGCGAACAGGTCGGGCTCGACCGGCACGCCGTGCACGGACACCAACAGGGCCGCCCATTTCTCCGCGTCGAGTTTGCGACGGTGGATCAACAACCAGGCCAGCGCCTGGGCGTAGACCGCCGTGTCGAACCAGTCGTTCTTGCGCCCGGGGTACTTGCGCCAGACCCGACCGGATCGAGACTTGATCATTCGCCGGCCGCGCTTGGCGGATGCGGCGGCTTCTTCGTCCGGGTCGACGAGGCGTTCCGCCGTCATCTCCTGGGCGAAGTCGTCGTCGCAGAGATCGTTGGACAGATGCAGGGTGTTGCGCGGCCAGACACCGTCGTTGGCCGGGCCGAGAACGAGGTTGGCGAGCCCCGCGACGACCTTCGATTTCAGATCGTCGATGCCGACCGGGTACAGCATGACACGCGCCAGCACCGGACCTTTCGGCTGGAACCGAACGTCCTGCTTCTTGGCCGTGCCGATCGGTGGTTTGCCGAAACCGTCGCGGCCATCCAGTGCCAAAATGTTCGGACGCGAGGCGCAAAAGGCGTAGACCCGCATCGTCAGATAGCCGGTGTCGATGCCGGACAGATCGATGCCCTTCTCCACCCCGCCGGCCGTCTCGTAGGTTCGCCCGAGCGCGTCGGCGAGGGCGATCCACGGCTCGTCGCTCTGGTCGGGAGACCCTTCGAAGATCTCGCGGTCGATGAGCCAATACTGGTCGCGGGGACCGACGGCCCAGACCGACCATTTGATGCCGTAGCCCTGCACGTCGGCGGCCGACACGACGAGGCCGGCCTCTGCCGGGATGATGCCGCGCGGCATCGGATAGGCGCGGGCCGCCTCGACTATCTTCTCCGGCGCCATCTGAATGCCGCCGGGATCGTAAGGCTCGGCGAGATCCTGCTGGAAGAACGTCCGCAGCTTGGTGACGTCGCCTTCGGCGGCGATCCAGCGATCCCAGATGTCGGCCCAGCGCTCGCGCGGGGCGTAGGCGGCCCAGAGGTGATAGGACGGCTGCCAGGCGCGGCACCGACCTTCGCAAGGATCGCAACGCCAGACGGCGAGTTCGGCCGCCGTCATGGACTTTGGAACGGGTGCCTCGCCGTCCTCGACGCGCGTCGCGATCCACACGGCGGCGGCGAGCATGTCGGGCTTGTGCCCGTCGACGATCACGCCGTCGCAGGCGATGCAGCGGAAATGCGTCGGAAGGTCCGTTTCCGGGCCGCGCATCTGATCGAAGGTCAGCGGCTGCCATGCCTCGCAGTGCGGACATGGCACGTAGAGCATCCGCCGGTCGCCGGCTTCATAGTCGGCGGTGACGGCACATTCGCCGACGAGACCGGGCGTCGACCCTTCCCATTCCTTGGCGAGATCGCCGTACATCTTCTGGCGAGCGCGGGCCTGATCGCGAGGACTGCCACGACCATCGACGTCGCGCGGGTAGCCGGTGACCTCGTCCATGGCGAGGTACTTGATCGACACCATCTGCAGGCCCTTGGAGGAGCCCGCATTGACGATCTGGCAGAAGCCGCCGGCGAAGCGCTTGAAGGCCGTCGTCGAAGCCTGCTCGTCGCGGCTGTTGACGGGAACGACCTTGTGGTTGATCCGCGGCGAGGCATCGATCGTCGGACCGAGCTTGACGCGGTTGAACTTGATCGCCTCCTCGAGGGTCGGGAGCACGATCATCATCGAGCCGGGGGCCTGATCGACGATGTAGCAGAACCAGTTCTCGATGGCAGTCGACTTGCCGAGCTGCGCCGCCCATCGCGCCGTCACGCGCCGCGCCGGATGATCCGGGTGCAGGCAGTCCTGCGGCTCGCGGAGATACGGAACCCGCGACGTCCGGAACGGACCAGGCCAAGGCGACCCGGATTCGGCCGAGACCACACGGTGACGGTCGGCCCATTCCGAGATCGTCAGGTTCTCGATCGGCTTCGAAGCGGCGGCGAAGCCGGCGAACAGCACGAGCCGCCCGCTCGGGAGTTCGGGGAACCCCTCTCGAATGGTGCAGTCCATGGCGCGGGCTCCGGCTCGTCACGCGCCGGGCGCTTCCTCCGGCCGCTGGCGCATCGCGTCGAGTTCCTTCATCACCTCGCGGTGGAAGACGTCGATGCCGACGCGGGCGAATTCCTTCAGTGCGAGCCGTGCCACCCTGGCGTCCCACCCGTACCGGAGATTGAGCCGGTCGGCTTCACCCTCGACGGCGCGCTCCATCGCGGCGCGCATCAGGGCAATGGCGTCGCGGCCGGCACGGTCGACCTCGGAAACCGGCGTTACCTGTTTGAGGCGCTCGGCGAGGTCGAGCTCGGCGTCTCTGGCTTGCGCCATCCTGAGGCGCCCCGTCGCATCGATCTCCGATCCGGCAAACCGCGGCGACGGCTTCCGTTGAGACAAAGCCGAGGCGTCGGCAACCGGAGAGGCGACGGCATCGAGCGTCGGCGTCGAGATCCGGATGTTTTCGCGGCGGTGCGCGACGAGGTCTTCGAAGTCCACCAGCCGCTCACGACCGGCCACCGAAAGCGGCAGCGTCGCGGCGTGTTGCTTCAGGTAGCGAGACAGCGTCGTCCGGTCGACCTTGTCGCCGAGCGCCGTGAGGCGAGCCGCCGCATCGGAAATCGAAACGAGCATCATCGAGACCCGTGCGTGCTGACGCGTGCAAGCGTGCGAAGCGTGTACCGGATGAAAACCGCCCCACTGACGAAACTCGGCGGGCCGCGGTCCCGTGCGCCTTGCCGATTGGGGGTACGGTCCCTAGACGGGGGGGTACCACGTCCGTGAAACGCGCGTTTCACAGAGCCCTCAAGGCGAGGTCCAACTGGCGCTCGACCTCTGGCAGGAGGCGCCGCTCGGCTTCCTCCTCCAGGATCTGGCGATACCGATCGGGATGCGTGTTGATGTGGTTCGCTGGGTTCGGGCCAAATAGCTTCTTGATGGGAAGCCGGGCCTTGCCTTCTCTCGCGTAGACGTTCCCGCCGAATTTCCCGATGAGGAACGCACCTTTGTGCGACCCCCACCCGCGGACCGTCACGCCCTTCGACGTCTGCCGAGCGCCGCCGAGTTGAGCCAGCGGGATCCACTTCGACCGAACGACGTGCGTGACGTCGTGGTCGGAGTGCATCGTCTTCAACCGAGACCGCACGTCCTTCTGGCGCATCGACGTCTCGGCCGACACCGCCCGAACGATCTTGCTTTCCGAGGATCGACCGACCGCACGAAAGCCTCGAGACAGGACGGTCGTCCTGATCTTGTCCGGCATCCCGGCGAAGGCTTTCGATTTCGCGAGAAACTCGGCGCCGTCGATCCGATAGGCAACGATCACGGTACTCATCGGGACGATCCCTTGATGGTCCCCACGATCTTTCGAAACGTCGCCGCGAGATCCTCGCCCGACGTCTTGACGACGAAGCGAGCGGCGGGCGCCAGGCGCGAGATGTCGCCGCGAAGAACCGACCGGCCGGCGCCGGCGATGGCTGCCCGGCGTTCTGCACACCTGCACATGGCCACCCTCCCGGCAACGAAAAGCCCCGGCCGCTTTCGCTCCGGGGCTTCCAAACGCACCTCTTCCGAGGTTGACCATTGCTCTCACCACACCCGCCGCAAGTCAAGCGGTCCGCCGAATTTTTTCAACAGGCCGGCGCGACCTCATGCGATCCACGGCGCCGCGGGCCGATCCGGCGGCAGGACGGCCCGCCCGCCGAGCCCATCGAGCGCCCCGGCGAGCGCCGTGAACCAGGCATGGATCATCGCCCACCGGATCCGCGCGGCGAGAACCGGCGCCGGATCGGGATCGAGCCTTTCCGCCCGCCGCGCGCCCGGGTGCGGGCGCTGCGAGACCCGGTTGAAGCCGTCGACCTCGACCAATTCGAACCGCGTCGGCTGGCCCGCCCCGTCCCAACCGACCGCGCGCTCGATGGTGCGGACCCACTTCGGCTGTCCGCCCGGGTGGACATCGGGCACCACGACGGGCGCGACGCCCCGCCAGTCCGGCCACTGGTCGACGATGGCCGTCCGGACGACGATCGACGAGGCGAGCCCCTGCAAGATCGTGCCTTCGCCGCCCTTGCGCCCAGGACCGGCCTCGCGAACGACGAGACCCCACGCCCGCGCCAGCGCCGCCTCGCCGAGCCGGTCGAGATCGCCCCACGCGCCGAACCAGTCGATTTCGTCCGGCTCCTCGACGACGAGATCGTCCAAGGCGGCCACGGCCCGCGCGACGGCGAGTGCGTCGGGATGAGGTTCGCCCGCCCGATCGGCGGAGAAGACCGCGCCGAAGCGGTTGATCGTCAGCCGAGAACCACCGTCATCAGGCAGATCGCCCCTCGCCGCCCAAGAGTTGCCGAAGCCGAGGGAAGCCGGCGCCCGGAAGCCCCATTCGGGCGGGACCTTGGAAAGCTCGTCGATCCAAGCCCACCGCACCAGATCCTCGATTCCCGTCGTCGACATCGTTCACTCCTCCGGTCCAACCGGTCCAACCTTCTTTGAAAGGTTGGACCAGATAACGCATTGATTTTGCTCGCTTGGTCCAACCGGTCCAACCGGTCCAACGTCCAAGCCTCGCGCTGAAGCTCCGAACTCGACCGCCGAGAGACAGGGCCGAGGAATTTTTTGCTCGTCGTTGGAATACTGTTCTCATCGCGCGCGTGAGAAGTGGGTTGGACCGGTTGGACCGGTTGGACCACTCAACGATTTCAACGACTTACGATTTCGATGGGTTGGACCACGGTTGGACCGCGAGGGCTCACGCGTTGGACCACTCGCCTTCCTCCCCTTCGATCCTGCTCTCTCCGTCGCCGTCATCGCCCCAGTCGACCGTCTGTCCGACGGCGGCTTCGAAGGAGGCACGGCACTCGGCGAGGGTCGGAAAGAGGTAGACGCGCGGGCGCTTGCCGCTGCTGACGCGCGGCCGTCCATCCTTCATCGCCGGCACGAGCTTCTTGAGGTCCGTGCCGACCTCGGTCTCGATGCTTCGCCGCTTGATACCGACCTTGTCGGACTTCTCGAGATAGTCCTCGAACATGAGCGAGCGCTCGACTTCGGTTTCCCAGAAGTCGGCCTTGCGCCGCGTCGTCCCTTCCATCAGCCGCTCGAACCACCACGATTCGACGCTGTTGAGCGAGCGGATCTTCTGTTCGAGCAGAGCCTTGGTCTTGGGGATGACACGAAGGTTCACCGACGACAGGTCGAAGGCGAGCAGGTCGGCGAGCAGCGCCTCGCGCCCGCCGTTGTCGAGTTCATGGACCATCTCGCCGAAATACTCGTGGTTTTCCTTGCAGCGGTCGGAGACGTCGAAGACCGCGTAGCGGCGCTCGTCCTTGCCGGCCGGCACCACCCAGCCTTCGTTCGACGTCATCATGAGCCGGATGAAGTTCTCGAGCCGGATCGGATCGACGCCCTTGTTCTCAATCATCTGGATCTTGGCGGTGATCAGGCCCTTGAGGCGACCTTCGGCCACCTTGTCTCCGGCCCAGACCGCCTCTTCGGCCTGCAACAGCAGACATTGGGCCATGTGGGCGTTGAAGTTGCCGGTGACGTAGCGCGGGTCGTCGACCTGGAAGAAGTGCGCCGCGATCAGCGACCCCATCACCTCGCCGAGGATCGTCTTGCCGACGCCCATCTTGCCGCGCAGCACCATGGCCACGCCGATCCGCTCGCGCGGTCGCTGCACCATCTGTGCGAAGAAGGCGAAGACCCAGGCATAGAGTTTCGGGTCGCTTTCGCAGACGTTGGTGAAGATGTGGTCCTTGAAGATCGCATAGCTTCCGCCGCGCCTGGGCTCGACCGAGAAACCGCTCCACAGGTTGTAATAGCCGTCTGGCGAGCGCGCCCCGTCCGGGTTTGGGAAGAAGCACACGCCGGAATACTGGCGCCGATCGCGGTCACGCATCCAGCGCGCCGACCACGGCATCGCCTTGACCTTGCCGTCGGCGCCGATGATCTCGGTGGGACGATTGGCGTACCAGGCGTTGAAGGCCTCGATCGTGCGGAACGCATGACGTTCCTCGATCGGCGCCGAGGGGTTCTCGTCCATCACGACGGACTTCGATCCGATCAGCACCAGTGCGTGTCGGCGGTTCATCGCCTCGACGTCATAGCCCATGTCGCGAGGGGCCATCGGACCCGGTTCATCGGAGGCGTCTTCTACCCCTTCGGTCCTGTTCTCTTCCGCGCCCCTCATCACGCGCGCGACGTCGTCGCTGACGGGCGACCCGTCCGCGGTCAGGATCTCGGCGCCGTCGAGCGCCTCCATGATCCTCGAGTGGTCATTCATCGGTCGATCCCCGAAGCATGTCGTTGAAGTCGCCGCCGACGCGCGCCCAGGCGCGCCGCACGACGAGGCCTGGCCGCGACCAGCGCGCGGCGCAGC